CCCCAAGCATCATGTTCATCATAAACGTAGTTGGTAGGGGTGCAGCCAGTTCTGGTTTATTCTTCTCGTACCAAAGCTGGCAAGTGGGGCGACCCACATTAGACATTCTCAGTTTGAAGTCGCCCCGCTTTTTACCCTTACCAAACTGACGCGATAGTGCATCAGATACATCTGTAGCTACTTGCTTAATGGTATTTTCTGACATAACAGAGTCACCATTAATAGCATCTTCCATGTAACGATGTATCGCTAGTTCAGCAGGGTGATTCATTATGCCACCTCTTCTTCATCAATTTCAATATCAACAAGACTATCTACAATGTCTACATCATCTTCTTCCATCTCTTCTTTAGCTTTCTCTGCCCAAGTGTTTGCGATGTAAGTGTTGTAGTTTTCTACCCATGCCATGAAGTTTACAAAGGTCTCATCCTCTACTTCTGTCATCGGAAGCTGGTTGTGTACGTCTGCCTTGACTACAGGTACATAATAACTGGCACCATTAGGAAGTTTTCTTTCCTCTGAAGAGGCATCAATCACGTGACGTACTGGTAATAACTTTAACTTTACCATCTTGGTAATAGCATCACCTACCACCTTAAATGCATCACGATTATCAATCTCCCAGATGAATGGTGAGATGTCTAATTCTACAGGCTCACCTTTTTCATTGACAGGATTAACTAATTCAACTGTACCAAGTACAGCACGAACACGCTTAATCTCTTTAATTAGATTCTGCATCTTCTCTGGTAATGCTTTCCAGTCCTTGATGAAGCCAGCAGGTTTACCACAATTAAACCCACCTTCATTATCTTTAAGGTCATCGTTTAGATTGTCATGCATCAGTGTCTTAATGAATTTATTAGGTGTCTTGTCAGAACCCTTAACAAACCTTTTATACATGAACCGTTGTAGGTAAACACGCATCTTAATTGCTGATGCATAGTAAGTAGGACCGTCTGGTATTTCCAGCTTGTAGGTTCCACCCTCAACAACTTCCATATTTACCTTCTTACCATTTACGTCAGCAAGCCCCATGATTGCAGAATGATTAATACGCAATCTGGGTAAGGTGTTAGAAGATGTTTTCTTATCAGCTTCAATAGCATAGCCCATAGCTTTGGACATGGCAGCGAAGTTGTTGGTATCAATAGTAGTAAGTTCAGTCATATTTTCTTTTCCTTTTTCAGTTAGAACCGTAGTTATATCAGCTTACATCCTTTGTGTCAAGCCAATTATCACCTATTTTAGATTCAAGTAACAATGGCACATTGAACTGCACACCCCACCTCAACACAATCAAGTTAGATAACTCATCATTAGTTTTATTAATGATGTCAATAACTTGCTGTATCTCATTGGGATGTACATCAATAACAATGCTATCGTGTACTGTATTTACTATACATGACTCCATGCTGTCAAGCAATTTTTCTATGTGTAGTAATGCTATTGGAACAATGTCTGCCGTAGCAAAGCCTTGAACCGGGTAGTTTTTAATCTGTGTAAAATGTGAGACACGTCCACTAGACTTACGAACAACATCTGGAAAGGCGTACTCACGACCAGAAGGTATAGTTATCTTCTGTGTTTTTACAGCTTCTTTAGCCAGTCTGGTATGCCAAGAGGCCACACCTTTGTACTTCTTTGTGAAGTGTTCATAATATGCTGCTTCCGCTGGTGTTCTGCCGTATCCAGTTGCGCCATAAAGTGGAGCAAACGTATGCGCTTTTGCATCCTGTCTACTCGTAGGCTGACCAGCATCACTAATAACTTTAGCGGTATATGAGTGTACATCAAATCCAGTAGATACTTCTTCAATTGCTACTCCATCTTGTGAGAGAAAGGCGGCTGCCCGAAACTCTAGCTGTGCCATATCAGCTTCAAGTATCTTACCGCCAGAGAACCGTGACACGAAAACTTTCTTTACAGGAAACGTACCGCCACGAGGCATGTTCTGCATGTTAGGATTAGCACCTGACAGGCGACCTGTCGCAGTGCGATGTTGTAGTAAGCTGACATGCAACTTACCATCAGACTTAGTGTGCGTCTGAATACCGTCAACAAAAGATGACAGATATGTGTCAACAGCGGATAGTCTACGTACTTTCTGTAGAAAATCTACTGCATCAGACAAACCTTTTGCGCGTGCTGCACCTTCTAATGTCTCAAGGTTTTGCTTAGACGTACTGAATCCATTAGCGGATGCCCACTTAGCAGATGGTGGTTTGAACTTTAACCCAGCAAACTCTGGTGTTTTCTTAAACAAAAATCCAACTGTGTTACAGGATGGACACCTGCTAGGTTTTGCGTAAGGTTGACCATTCTTTTTAATCTTATGAACATAACCAGAGCCAGAACATTCCTCACATTGATGTGCAACTGTTTTGTAAACACGTTCAGTTCCTACGCTAATCATATTACGAAAGTCAGACCCGTCCATATAGGGGTCTACACGAGATGCCCACTCTGTTTTATCAATTACCTTACGACCATAAATAACCCAAGACAACTGCTCTGGGCTGTTTAAATTGATAGGTGTATCCCCCATCAGTCGATGAACATGCTTCTGTAAACTATCTGTAAGTTGACGCTTTTCTGTTTCAAACTCTTTACGTACTTCGTCTAGTTTAGATAGGTCAACTGCAAAGCCACGTCTATATATACGTGCAAGACATGAAGCCATTTCGTTTGTTAGGTCTACTGTACTGCGTAGTCCTGCATCTGCTTCACTGTTAAGACGTAGCATCAGCTTGTGTGCCAGTTGTTGTGTAGCATGTAGGTCAGCACTAAGATACTCCGACAACTCATCAATAGGAATGTCACGAGTGCTATACCCCTGTTTGAAGTAGTTCTTCAGTGTATCTTGTTTCTTAGTATCACATTCATATCTTTCCGCACATGCCTCAAGAGATAGAGGTAACTTAATACCACGCTGTAATACATACTCCGCAAGCATTGTGTCGAAGACTGGGCCATCATACTTGAAGCCTGATTCCCATAACCATGTTAGGTCATATGCAGCATTATGCATGATTAATACCGTAGCTTGGTCAAGCCACTTTTGAATCAGGTTGTGTCCATGATATGTAGGCTCACGCTCATTGTGGTCAAAGGTAATCAAGTCTTCTTGGCCTTGGTCAGTCAACACACCAACCATAGTCAATGAGTTGTTAGGCTCAAAGGGGTCAAGGTGCATCTTACCATTACGCATAGTGGTAGTGTTTTCTACGTCAAGTGTTAGTTTCATACTGTATACCTCGCTGTTCTGTATTCAAGTTCACAGTGTACCACACCATGCCATCCTGACAACTTATTTTTTACTACATTTAAGTGACGCTGTGTATCTTCTTCTTCAGCACCATCAACAACAGGGTTCTTAGCAATCAGTACCATGAGGTCAGCTTCCGCTGCCTTACCTGTACGTGAGCCTTCCATCATCGACTGGTTCAATAGAACCTTACCCTCTGCCTCTGCTGATAGCTGTGACATATAGAAGACAGCACACTCATGCTCTTTAGCAATCTGTCTAGCATGTACCGCATTAGCCTTTAGAGCCTCGTCAGGACGTGCAAAGCCACCTGTTCTAGCAAACTTATCTCCCATATCAAGAAGCACGATGTCGGGCTTGTATGACTTACAAATAGACTCTACCCAATTCATGTCACGTCCAGTAGCATCCTTAATCTTAATACGTTCCTTGACAGGCTGGTACAAGTCACGTGCTTTAGCTGGGTTCTTACCAATCTCTTGCATCGTCATGCCTGTAGCCGCTGTCAAGTATCTGGCACCAACACGATGATACCCTTCTTCATTACATAATACGATACAGTTAGCACCTTGTGATGCAAAACCGCCGGGCGATGCAATAAGTGACGCATGAAATGATGTCTTACCTGTATTAGGTCTAGCACCAATCTCAATCAAGTGTCCTGCGTTAACACCCTCAACCTTACGTGTAAGACTGGGTATGTTAAATGACCAACGTGCTTCAAGGTCATTTCGTGCAATCAGTGTCTCAATGTCGATGTCATCCCATTCAACATTTAAGTTTGGTGTGAAATCGTCACCGTATTGCTCTAACAAATGTCGTAGTGGCTCAAGATTATTCTTGTCACCATTAACGTAGTCAAAGCCAAGATTAGCAATATCCTCACCAATTACCTGTTGAAATAGTTTTGATAACACTTCCTGTGCTACATCACTACCCATAGGTATTTCTTTCTTAACCTGAGAAAACAGAGCAGAGTATGCTTGCTTCTGGGCTGTAGTCATAGTCGGATTGTTTGATATAAACAGTGCCTCAATCTCATCTGGGGTTACTGTTCTTTCATATCTGTCCATTGCACCATCAATGGCTTGTTTAATCTTTCTTACATCTTTACTGAATAGACGGTCTGGGCAACGTGCGCCACGGTGTTCGTCATAAAACTCTTTGTTCATTAAACTTCTAATTAGTGATAATTCCATATTATACTCCAATGCTGTGTAGGTTAGATATATCGTTAGGGTTACGATATTTGAGGTCATCTATTAATCTAAGTACCCTTACATCCGATACATAGCCTCGTAATTCTTTTGCAAACGCTAGGGTCTTAGTCAGTGCGTCAGGGTCTAGCGCAATAATTGCTGTCGAGAACTGCATGAGATACCTCTTGTGTGATTCAGATAGTGACGTACCCAACACAGCTACCCCAACTAATACATCACTACCAACAACTGCAGCACTCACACAGTCCTCAACAACTACAGCGACACTACCACACCCGAATGAGTATGGCAAGCCACTATTTCCATATCTTTTCCATTTAGGTAGTTTTTTACCCAATGAACGTCCTGTAGCGTCCACCATATTGTTGTCCTGTACAACAGGAAACACTACCCTGTTTTCTTTTACATCATACAAAAGGTTTAATTCATCAGCGTCAATATCCCAACGAGTACACCAATCAATAACCTCTGTGCGACCCCCATGTTTCATCACGGAACTAGGTAATTCAAATACGTCAGCTTCTTTATCTTTGCTTATACCACCTGCAAATGTTGTACGAATATCATTCGCAGACATTTTAACACGTGATGACCCAGATAAATTACAAGATACTTTATAACAATTCCACATAAGACTACCCATATTGTTGGTTACTGTAAATGTTTTGTAACCATTACAACTAGGACAATTCATCCTACGTGTCTCACCATTAGTAATATCTAAATCACTTATAGTGTTATATATATTATACATTATACACTTTCCTTTGCGGCACTTGAAATGCTTTTAGCATGTATATTTCTGTCCGTCAATGCTTTATTTGCACTTAGTAACGTATTTTTTAAATATGGTTTAACAGACTGAGGATTAGCATGTCCTGTAACCGACATTATTTGTGCCATACCGACACCTGCCTCAACCATTTCTGTTGTTCCTGTACGTCTTAGGTCAGACAAACGTAATTCATCCGACAGGCCAGCTAACTGCATCAGTTTTCTGCCGTGTGTAGGTAATTTATGTAATGAGTAAGGTCTGTATTCACCCTTAATAGAGTTAGGTCTAGGTGCAACGTAAGATTGAAAACCAAAATCTTCGTGTTGCTGCTTTAGCATATCAAATAAATCATCTGATATAGGTAAGTGTACATCAGCCCGGCGTTTAGATTGTTCTATACTAACGGTTTGCGTATCGAAGTCTATGTTATCCCATGTGAGCATACGCATATCACCTAGACGCTGACACCATTCATATGCCATATGTGCAATCAAACCTATGTTACGGGTGCTAAAATCGCTGTAGGCGGTGTCTAAGAACTTCTCTACATCCTCTCTACCCCAGACAACCTTACGCTTATCAGCGGCTCTCCTACGCACGTTAGCGAAAGGATTAGTCAAACACAGTTCCTCACGTAGGCCGTGATTAAATACAACTCGTGTCACAGACATTACATGATTAGCCATATGTAGTCCTTTATCACACCATTCATTGTATGACATCTTAGCCATCTTTGTAGTTATCTTATCTACATTGTACTGGCAGAGGGCTTTACCCTCTACCTGTGTGTTGCTCATTACGTTAAGAAAGTATTTATATTGTGCTTTAGTTTCATCACGTAACTGCTTGTAATCGTAGGAAGAATAATAATCTTCTATGAGTTTAGATAGCTTCATTTACAGTTTTCCTGATTGTCTCTGATTATATGTGTTAACGGCATGGCAATTAGCACATAATATATTACATTTTCTAATCTCATTTTTTAATCCGTTTCTGCCGTTTGCCATCATCTTTGCAACATCTGTTTTCTTTGTTGACCTATCCAGATGATTAAAATGTAAAGCACAAGAATGTTCTTTATAGCCGCAAGAGGAACAACCATATCTTAGCTTTATCCTATCAACAAAGGCTTTATTTCTAAGATAATATTTTCGGTTGTATCCTCTTTTTAGCATTTTTCGTCTTTCAGACAGTGGCATTACGCTGCCTCCAATTGCTTGAATACTGGTGTGTCAATCCACTTAGCCACTTCAATCTCACGCATGAACAACGACTTGTCTTGTGTGTCACTGCCCGTGTTACGCTGGTTAAAACCATTACGTTCATCTGCATAGCTTGCGTAGTTAGTAAAAGCGGAGTACAGCGACCATAGATTGCGACCACGCTGACTTACCTCTTGGTTATATAAGGCAAACATTTTATCTGCCTTTCTGTCGGAGCGCATGAT